CGTATAGTTATGGCCCAAGAAATGATGCAGTTGGTTCAATCTAATCCTCAAATACACGGGCCAGGTGGAGTCTACGAGGCTTACAAAAGAATGTACGCTTCATTGGGCGTAGACAACATCGACCAACTGCTTCTTCCACCGCCTCCTACACAACCTCCACCAATGGAGGCGGGTATGGAAAACAGCGGATTGATGATGGGCGCACCAGCGCAAGCTTTTCCACAACAAAACCACGATGCACATATTGCAGCACACGTCAGTCTTTTGAGCCTACAGCCTGTTCAAACAAACGCGCAGGTACAAGCCAATATCATTGCTCACAGTATGCAGCATTTACAAATGAAAGCAGACATAATCGCGCAACAACAAATGCCGCCTGATGCTATGCAACAGTATCAACAGCTGCAACAACAGGCGCAACAAGCATCACCTGTTGAAGCGCAACAAATGCAAGCCGAAGCGTCTAACATACTGGCACAATTTAGTGCGCCAATCATGTCAGAGCTGGTTATACAGTTCTCGCAACAGATTGGTACACCTCAAGAAGAAGATCCTCTAGTAACGATCAGAAAGCAAGAACTTGCGTTGAAAGGTCAGCAGCTAAACCAAGAACAACAGCAGTTTATGCAGCGTGAAGAACAACGCGCTATGGATCAAATGCGTCAAGATCAGATAGATCGCGAGCGTATAGAAGCTCAACGTGATATCGCTGAAATGAAGGACGATACGACGAGGGATAGACTTGACCAACAAAAGGAACTAAAATTAATTGATCTTGGATTAAAACAGTTATAAATATGATTAAAGTTACAAAAGTAAACGAACAGAAAACGCCTAAAGTTTTAGACGGCAAACAATCCTATTCCAACAAAGGCACTTTGCAAACAAAAAAAGCAAAGTCTTTTGATGCCAACACCACACCAAAACCAGGTATGGGCAAAGGCAAAGCTAGAGGTATGGGTGCTGCTGAGTTTGGTGGCAAGTTTTCTGGTATTTATTAATGGATTTAATTTGGTTTGCCGAAGCCTTACAAAAGATTCTTAAAGAAAAGAAAGAATCTTTAGAAGACTTAATTATGAACGGCGCCAAAGATTTCCAAGAATATAACTATCTACGTGGTCGTTACAATGCCCTCGAAGACGTAGAGCAAGAACTTAGGGCGTTGCTGGAAAGGAGTGTAGAAAACGATGAAAGAGGTACTGGTACCTGATCATATCGCAAGAGAGGTTGAAGCTGAAAAGCAAAAACCAGAAGAAGAAAAGTCAGAATTGGATCAAGCTTATGTCAACTCAGATGACAGAGTTCTCGACCCAACTTTATTAGAAAAATCCTATTTAGAACGTATGCCTCAACCGACAGGTTGGAGGTTGTTGATTTTGCCATACAAAGGCAAAGCCGTTACTAAAGGTGGTATTGTTCTAGCTAAAGAGACTGTAGAAAGAGAATCCCTAGCTACCGTGGTGGCCTACGTAGTAAAGATGGGTCCTCTTTGTTATGCCGATAGAAATAAATTTGGCGATACCCCGTGGTGCCAAGAAAAACAATGGGTATTAATTGGTAGATATGCTGGCGCTAGGTTCAAGCTTGGCGACGATGCAGAGTGCCGTATCATTAACGATGACGAAGTCATTGCAACTATAGAAGACCCTGACGACATCGTTAGTGTCTAAACATGAGAGGAAATCATGCAAGAAAATGAAGCAATACAGACTGAGGAACAAGAGCCTACCGAAGTCGTAGAACTTGAGGAAGAGGTAAAAGAATCCGAATCTGAACAGTCAGCCGCTCCTATCGAAGACATCTCTGAAGAAGAGACAAAAGCCGATGCAGAGCAAGACGAGCTGGAGGATTACTCCAAGAATGTTCAGAAAAGAATCTCTACTTTGACCAAAAAAATGCGCGAACAAGAACGCGCGGCTCAATCGGCATACGAATACGCAAAAAACTTACAAGCTGAAAATGAAGCTTTGAAGAAAAATACGTCACAATATGCAGAAAATTACCAATCAGAGGCTGAAAACAGATTAAAAGCTCAGAGGGCGCAAGCTAACGCAGTTTTAAAATCTGCTTATCAAGACCAAGATTGGGACAAAGTAACGAAAGCTCAAGATATTCTCGACAAGATAACTGTCGAAGAAAGTAAATTAGCTAACACTAAGTTGTCTATCGAGCCTACCACTGAGTATCAACAAACTCAGATACCGCAAGGCTTTCAACAACCTCAAGCCACACCTAATCCCGATCCAGCCGCTGAAGACTGGGCTAGTAAGAACGAGTGGTTTGGTGAAGATGAGGCTATGACTTTAGTAGCATTTAACATACATAGAAGATTGGTAGAGGAAGAAGGGTTTGATACAAACGACCCAACATACTATACTGAAATCGATAAACGTATAAGAGCTGAGTTTCCACATAAATTTAATAATGTGGAAGAAGCTGAGCCAAAGGGCAAAATACAGCAAACTGTAGCGCCCGCTGGTAGAAGCGAAAGCTCTGGACGCAAACGACAAGTGAGGCTAACTAAAGCCGAAGTCGAAATGGCACGTCGTTTGAATGTACCGTTACAAGAATATGCTAAACACGTAAAAAGGTAGACAAATGACAAAAGAAACAGAATTAAACGAATCAATTGATGCTCAAGCATCTACTGAAAACAGAACACCACGTTCTGCTGAAACTCGAGCGAAAGATACTGCTCGCAAACCTTGGCGTCGTCCATCAATGTTGGAAACCCCTGATGCACCTGAAGGATATGAATACAGGTGGATAAGAGCTGAAATCGTTGGACAGGAAGATAAGAAAAATGTAACTGCTAGGCTAAGAGAAGGTTTCGACCTTGTCAGAGCTGAAGAGTTAGATGGCTTTGAAATTCCTACGCTTGACGATGGAAAGCACTCAGGAGTAGTTTCCGTGGGTGGTTTGCTTTTGGCCAAGATTCCTACAGAAACGCGAAATGAAAGAAACGCCTACTTTTCAGACCGCGCACAACTGCAACAAGACGCAGTTGACCATGACTTGATGAAGGAATCTGATCCAAGCTCTCCGATCTTACGACCAGAGAGAAAAACAAGCGTAACTTTTGGTGGTGGTAATCGTGATTGATTATCACTGTAATTAATTAACTGACTGAATAAGGAAAACTTATTATGGCAAATAAAGATGCACCTTTCGGGTTTCGTTCAGTAGGCAAAAAAGGCGGTGGCGTTGCTAATGGCGGCGTTACTGAATACGAGATTGCTTCGGGCGCGACTGGAAATATCTTTTCGGGCGACCCAGTCAAGATGTTGAACACAGGTACTATTTTAGTAGCTGGTGCTGCAACAACTTTATTGGGGATATTCAGAGGTTGTAAGTTTACAAATAGTTCTGGTGAAGTAGTTTTTTCATCACACTATCCAACACAAACTACATCTTCGGATATCGTTGCATTTGTTGAGGATGATCCTGACACACTTTTTGAAGTGCAATGCACAGGATCTTTAGCTCAGACAGCTGTAGGTAACAACGTAGAGTTGGCTTACACTTCTGGGTCTACAAAAACTGGTATGTCTGCGGCAGAAATTTCTTCTACCACAGCGGCTACTTCGGCTCAGTTTAGAATCGTAGGATTCTCTACTGATCCATCTAATAGCACTACTGGATCCGCAAACGTAAATGCAATCGTATATATTAATGAGCATTTCTATACCACAGTAACGGGAGTTTAATAATGGCAATAAATAGAGCGCAATTAGCGAAAGAACTAGAGCCTGGATTGAACGCCCTTTTTGGGTTGGAATACTCCAGGTATGAAGCTGAACACGCTGAAATTTTTGATACTGAATCTTCTGATAGAGCGTTTGAAGAAGAAGTTTTAATTTCAGGTTTCGGTAATGCTGAAGTAAAAGCTGAAGGTACAGGCGTTAGATTTGATAACGCTACTGAAGGCTACACTTCACGTTACACTCACGAAACAGTTGCTTTGGCTTTTGCATTAACAGAAGAAGCTGTTGAAGATAATCTCTATGACAGACTTGGTGCTAGATACACTAAGGCGTTAGCGAGATCTATGGCTAATACTAAGCAAATTAAGGCTGCTGCTGTATTGAACAATGCGTTCTCTACAACAGGAGGCGATGGTAAAGTCCTAATTGCTACTGATCACCCTCTTAGTGGTGGTGGTACACTAGCAAACAGAGCTACAACTATGGCTGACCTTAATGAGACTTCATTGGAAGATGCTTTGATTTCAATATCAACATTTACTGATGACAGAGGCTTAACAATTGCTTTGAGAGGAATGAAACTAATTGTTCCACCTCAACTTCAATTCGTAGCTGACAGACTACTCAGTTCTCCAGGGAGAGTTGGTACTTCTGACAATGACATCAACGCAATCAGAAATACAGGAATGTTGCCTGATGGTTATGTAGTAAACCACTACTTAACTGATACAGACGCTTTCTTCATCAAAACTGATTGTCCTGATGGATTTAAGCACTTTGAAAGATCACCTCTTTCAACTGCACTAGAAGGCGACTTTGATACTGGAAACATGAGGTACAAAGCTAGAGAAAGATATTCATTTGGATATTCTAACTTTAGGGCTGTATTTGGTTCTCAAGGAGCTTAACGGCAGATAGTAGTCACCGTCACCCGACTACTAGGAAAGGGGGATGCTTCGGCATCCCCTTTTTTTTTACTTTATTTCTTAAAAAAATGGATATATGATAGAAAAGTGTTTAATTAGCTTAATGAGGGCTGCGTGCAGTTTCCATTAATACAAATATAAGGAGTTCATAATGGCTAATCCACATTTTCAAAACTTAATATTATGGGCAGGTAATACTGTTGCGACTGAGCATAAGAAGAACCAACCCATGTTCGCACCATATCCATCAGACCAAACATTTTATATGTATCACAATGATTTCTTTACATATAATTCTGGTGATTGGACTATAACAACTACTGAGGCTGGAACTGGTAGTGCATCTGAAGCTGTTACATCTTCAGCAGGTGGAGCTTTATTGCTTACCAACGCTGCAGGTGATAACGATTTAGACTTTTTACAACTGAAAGGTGAAGGGTTTAAATTAAGCACAAGTAAGAAAGCATACTTTTCTGCTAGATTCAAAGTTAATGATGTAGACCAATCTGATTTTGTTATGGGTCTTGGTATAACAGACACAACACCTCTTGATACCACTGATGGTGTTTTCTTCATTTCTGCAGACGGTGACGCAGGATTAGATTTCTTAGTTGAGAAAGACAATACTGCAACTACTACAGAAGATGTAGCAACAATGGCAGATGATACTTTCATTACGACTACTTGGTTTATTGATCCAGATGCTTCAAAAGTATTTTATTCAGTAGATAATGCTGCACCAGTAGGAGTGGTTAACACTAATTTACCTGATGATGAAGAACTAACAGTTTCATTTGGTATACAAAATGGTGAAGCTTCAGCACAAACTATGACAATTTACTACGTAGTAGCAGCAGTTGAAAGATAAGGGAGGCTAATAATGGCTGATACAGTAACTTCCCAAACTATACAGGATGGTGAAAGAGTTGCTATTTTAAAATTCACTAATGAATCTGATGGCACAGGTGAATCATCCGTAAAAAAAGTAGATGTATCTGCTTTGTCTGCTAACAATGCAGGTTCAGCCTGCACAAGTGTATCTATAGCTAGAATTTATTGGGCAACTAGAGGTATGGGCGTTGATATAGAATTTGACGCGTCAACCAATGTTTTGGCAATACCTTTACCTGCTGACAGTACAGGCGATGAATACTATGATGATAGATTTAGCGGTATACCCAATAACGCTGGATCAGGAGTAACTGGTGATATTGACTTTACTACTGTAGGTCATTCTAGTGGAGATGCTTATTCAATAATTCTTATTTTAAATAAAAATTATTAATGGCTGAATATAAAGGCAAGAAGGTAACACTCAACAAACCCAGGAGAATTCCCAAAGGTTCTCCTGGTTTTGGCAAAAAAACAAGAGAGGTCTTTGTGCGAGTGCCAGCTACAGGCAAAATTAAACGCGTTACGTTTGGTGATCCCAAGTTAGGCGCACACCCTAACAATCCAAAAAAACGTAAGGCCTATTGTGCTAGGAGTAAAAATCTTGGAGACGATAGGACTAAAGCTAACTATTGGTCAAGGAGACAGTGGAGATGCTAAAAAAAATAAAAAAGGTTTCAAAAGAGTTGAATAAAGCATCTAGGATGCACAAAAAACAATCAAATACTTTGAAAAAATTAGTTACAAATGCCAAAAAGAAAGGACCCAAAAGTAGGAACAGGAAAAAAACCAAAAGGTAGCGATAGAAGGCTATATACGGATGAAAATCCTAAAGATACTGTTTCAATAAAATATGCGACTATACAAGACGCTAGAGATACGGTTGCAAAAGTTACAAAGGTACGTAAGCCTTTTGCTAGAAAGATACAAATTTTGACAGTGGGCGAACAAAGATCTAAATACGGGGGAAAACCAAAACAGGCAGAAATTTTCAGACGCGGGAAAGATGCGATCAGAAAAAAACATGGTAGAATAAAATAATGGCAAAGAAAGCAAAAAGCGGTGGTAAAATCTGTCCAGAAGGAAAAGCTTGGGCAAAACGCACTTTTGATACATATCCTTCTGCTTATGCAAATATGGCTGCCTCAAAGTATTGCAAAGATCCAAACTATGCAAAAGGCTCTAAAAAGAAAAAAAGAGTGAAAAAAGCAGGCGGTGGATTAGTGTTCAACGTGAGAGGTCAGGGCAGAGTTATGTCCGATAGATTAAGATAATGG